GTTATGCTAAGCAAAACAAAAATGAAATCATTGGTGTTAGAGTATCTGAAAAGATTAACTACTACACAGAGCTTTCTACTAAGAACTATCGTGAAATTACTAAGGGTGAGTTCCAATCATTTGATGCCTTGACTACACCTGAAGACATGATTAGATGTAATGAGAAAGCATGTCACATGACAGGTACACTTTATGTTAAACCAGTTGAAGGTGAAGCTACAGTTACCTATGACATCCGTGGTGATTACACTAAAGCAGGTTTTGGATTCCATTACTTGTATGTTACTTTCCTTGGTTCAGATACAGTTACAGTTGAAGCTAAAGTTTCAGACTTGCATGATGTAGAAGGTAAAAACTCTTACACATACGCTGTAGAACTTACAGGAGCAGGTCTAGCTACAGATGTGTTCCAAGTAGCACAATTTGACTTTGCTAACCCATTGTCAATTAAATCTCAAACAGGTACAGGATGGATTCCTTCAGAAGATGGTATCCATGTAGAGTACACTATTAAGCACAAAGACAAGGCTGATGCTCTTGTAAAAGAACCATTCGGTATCTCATCTATCAAGACTATTGCTTGTAAGAATGAGCTACACAAGTCTGATAACGTGCTTATCTCATGTTTGGAATCATTCACTCATGACATCTCACTTGGTGCTTCAGATGCTAGATGTTTTGGTTCAGGATATGACCCTTCATCTACTGAAATCACTACAAGTATTTCAGGTGCTACTCGTTCACTTAATGACTTCTGGTTGAATCCATTGGAGTCTAAAGGTGGAACTATTGTAGCTGGTATTCCAACTACAAGAGTGTTTACTGTTAAAGGTAAAACTGTTAATGGTACTGAGTATGGTTACATTGAACTTGCTGACTTGTATCCAACTTGTAACTCAGTAATTATCTCTCTTGGAGAAAACTGTAATGGTGTATATCTTGAACCACTTCAAGTACCATCTGTAACTCCTGTAGACCCTAATGAGTTTGTAGCTATCTCAAATGTTAAGGCTCAGGACTTTGGTACAGTGTATGTCAATAAGAAATACATCAACCGTGAAGTATTGGTTACTTATGATGCTGAAAAAGAAGTAGAACACTTTGAAGCAAATGAAGACCGTCTTGATTCATTTGAAGCTGAGTTCACAGTACCTCGTGTAGCTACTAATGGTAAACGTGAATACCTCAGATTCTATGGTATCATCACTTCACACTCAGAAGAGTTCAACAACTCAGATGAAGTCAACTTGTCACTAGAAGTTACTTTTGTTCGTAGAAATGGTAAATTCTATGACCGTTATGTAGAAGCTTAAGAAAGAGGTAGAGTATGGCTCAAAGGCAATTAAGGGTACAAGTTACCTCCCAGGTAGATAAGAGCCTTACTGACCTTCTGAGCAAGTTAGATAAGTATTCTAGAGGTACTACTATAATTGTTAAGGCAGTAACAAACAGTAAGGATGTTATTGCCTTATTTAATACTGTCAATAAACTTAAAAACAAACGTGTTAGAGTTGATGTTGATAGTAATGGTAATAAGGTACTGAAGGTACAAAAAGACTTGCTAGCTCTTAAGAACAAGACAGTAAGTGTTAAGGTAGATGCAGACACTAGAAACATTACTAAGGTATCCTCAGACCTTAATGGTCTTAAGGGTAAAACCTTTAAAGTTAATGTTGACTTATCACATCTTAACAAAGCTAAAAGTGATATTGATGCTATTGATGATAAGGTCAATAAGAATAGAACTGTCAAAATTCATGGTGATACATCAGGTCTTACAGCTATCTCTAATGCCTTAGATAGCATTTCTAGTAAAGTATTGGCTCTATCTGCTAGGGGAGCTTTGAACATTGGTAAAAGCTTTGCTAAAGATGCAGGAGAGCTTTATGATGCTCAGAATGAATTTGTAAACAACATGAGGTCACTAGACAATCCTCTTAGTGACAAAGAAATCAACTCAACACTTAAAAACCTATCTAAATATGGTGCTCAAACTAAGTACAATGTAGCTGAGCTTACTAACTTGGCAGGTGCATTGAAAGGGGCAGGATTTGACAAGGAGTTCGGAGGTTTTGACAACCTAACTAAAAACCTTGCCAATATCTCAGCCCTTGCTAGTAGCCCTTCTAATGCCCTTAAACGTGTATCTACACAGATTAAACAGATGTCTCTAGATGGTAAAGTCTTAGCAAGAGACTGGAATCCTATTAGGGATGCAATTGGTGGTACAGCTACACAAAAGGTTGTTCAGAAGTTTAAAGATGAATATGGTTTTGATAACCTAGCTGATGCCATGAAAGAGGGTAAGGTACTAGGTAGAGACTTCATCAAGGTATTGAATGAAGTAGGTCAAGACCCTGCCTTATTAAAGGCTGCAACAAACACTAAGACACTTAAATCAGCTTGGGAGAACATGAGAGAATCCCTTACTGTAGGTCTTGTAGGTACTCCATTTGAACCAGGAGCTTTAACACCTGCCATTGATGGACTAGTTAAGTTGATGAATACAGTATCAGAGAATGGTGATGTTATTCAAAACTTTGTAAGTAAAGGTATAGGCAAAGCAATGTCACTCTTTAAAGAAATGTTTGGAGAGTTTGACTTTAAACAAGGTCTTAAAGACTTTGTAACCTATCTAGCTCCTGTAGGTAAGGGTATTGAATTACTTGCTAAAGGCTTTGCTAAAATTAATGCCAATGGTAAGAATACTGGTAAGATTCTTGGTGGTATTATTACTGCTTCTGCAGGATGGTTAGTAGTATCTAAGATGGCTCGTTCTGTAAGGGCATTATCAAGCACTCTAGGGCTGTTAAAGAACTTTAAGAACCCTTTCAGTAGGGGAGGAAGTAGTGGCTCAGGAAGGGCTTCTCGTGGCTCTACAAGCCTATTAGGTGGTCTTACTAAGTCACTAGGAGACTCAGCTAAGATGCTAGCCTTTGCAGGTTCTATTAAACTTATTGCTAGTGCCTTTAAAGACATTAGTAATACTGATATGGACTTTACTGAAGCTACAGTTAAAGTAGGTACTATGGTAACTATGGTAACTGCTATGGCAGGATACGCTACCCTGTTAGGTAAAGCTATTCAGAAATTTAAGCTCGGTAAAGACCTAGCTGTAGGTGCTACTGCTATGGCAGGAGTAGTAACTGGTATGCTTCTTATGGCTAAGTCTATGGAACAGCTTAATAAGATTAAGTTTGATGCAGGTAAGGTATCAGGAACAATGTTAGCTATGACAGGTCTTGTTACTTTAGTAGGAGCTATTGCTACTGGTATTGGTGCTATTATGGTAGCTACAGAAGGTATTGGAGCTTTAGCTCTAGGAGCAGGGTTACTGTCCATGTTAGCTACTGCAGGTACTATGGTAGTAGTTGCTAAAGCTATGGAGTCTGTAGCTAAGACTGTAGCTAGAATCAATAAAGTCAAATTACCTAATGCAGGTACTTTCAGTAAGAAGATGGTTAACTTTACAGCTCTTGTTACTGAAATGAGTTTAGCAAGTGCTATTAGTGGTAATATATCTACTCTAGCTCTATTACCATCTATCTTTGGTACTATTAGTAACTTAGCACAAGCTATCCAAGTTGAAAGTATCATCCTTTTAGCAAATCAACTTACCAAGCTACAAGGTAGTGTTAAGAATATTCCTGACAAGTCTAAGTTCAAAGATACTGTCAAGAAACTTAAGAACATGACTGAACTTATTAATGAGCTTAGTTCTGTAAGTGGTGGCGGTATTAAGAATCCTGTAGATGCACTTAAGTCTATTGGTAATACCTTTAGTAATATTGTTAAGGGTCTGGAAGTAAACTCTCTAACAGATAATATTTCTAAAGTAACTAACTTAATTGCTACACTCAGTCAGCTTAACATGCCTGAAGACTTAACTGCACTTAAGACTAAGCTACAGAATATTGCTAATATCCAAAAAACACTTAATAGTGCTTTTGCTGATATTCAGTTTGGAGATAAGGGAGGAATATCTAACCCATTCATTCATGGACTTAATACTCTTTCTTCATTCTTTGAAGGTTTTGAGACAGGAAACAATATCAAGATATTCAATAAGGTATCTAAGTTTGTTAAAGACATCCAGGACTTAGAACTTCCTGATGATGTAAGTTCACTCATATTACAGATTAGGAAGATTGGTCTTATTCACCAACAACTTAATCAAGCATTTTCTACATTCTCTCTAGGCACTATTTCTGTATCTTATCCTATCCTAAATGCTATTAATGCTCTAGGTACATTCTTTGATAGTTTAGCTACAAGTAATCTTATCAGTACAGTTAAGAAGCTTACACAGTTCATTAAAGATATTAATGAGGTAGAAGTACCTTCTGACACATCTGCTATTGATGAAAAGATTAGTAACCTAACTAATGTCATGAATAGCCTTAAGAAGCTAGGGAATGATTCATGGCTTGATTCTATTAACTTCATCAGTAAAGGACTAGAAGCTCTTACCTCTAAACTTGATGGTGCTTCACTAGATGCTAAATTTAAGTCATTCACTAAACTAATTGACTTTGTTAAGAAGATTAGTGACCTTAAGTTAGATGATGCAGGTCTTGAAGCTATAGAAACTAAGCTAGAGAACCTTAAGAAGACACTACAAACAGTAAGTAAATTTAAAGTTGATACACCTCCTGACATTAAAGATGATGTACTCAAAGGTTATGAGAACTTCAAGAAACTTACAGATAAGATTAAAGGTATTACCGATAGTCTTAACAATATCCCTGATGGATTGGACATCTCATCTAAGATTGAGTCAGTTAAAAATGCTTTGTCTAAGATTAGTGAACTAGCTACACTTGACATCTTTGGTAAAGATACACCTTTTAATAAGGATGTAACATCAAATATTAAGAGTGTAACTGAGTTTACAAGTAAGCTTAGTAGCATTGCTTCATCACTTAATGAAATTAACTCAATAGAAGACCTTAGTGGTATTCCTGCTAAGATTGAACAGTTAAGACAAGCACTTCAATCAATCACTCAAGCAGGTGAAAACGGTGGAAGTTTAATGTCTATGTTTGATGCCTTTAAAGGTAAATCAGATTATGGTAAACTAGCAGAGGAAGCAAGCAATATGATTAATTCACTTAAGACTATTGCTGACTCTCTGTCACAGATTCCTGATTTGATTAACATTGAGGGTAGTGGTATTGAGACACGTGTAGCTAAGATTCAATCAGTTCTTAAATCACTAACTGACAGTGATACAGGAAGCTTTATCCAAGACATAGGTAAGCTTGCTAAAGTATCTGAAGCTGTAGGTCAAGTAACCTCTGTAGTTAATAGCTTTAAGACAATGGCAGAAACACTCATGACAATCCCAGACCTAATCAATGTAGAAGGTTCAGGTATTGAAACTAGAGTTGCTAAGATTAAATCTGTACTTCAGTCTCTTGCTTCTTCAGATGATTCAGGCTTAACTACAAGCTTGCAAAACATTCAGAAGCTATCATCTAATATTATGTCTGCAGTACAAGCAGTCAATAATATCTTGATTATTGCTAACGCTATTAACCAATTCCCTGAAGTAAATGCTGATAACTTTAACAATAGTATTAATGCTATTAAGACAGCTATTGAAAGTCTTTCAGGTATCAATGATAATGATGCTATTGTTGGTAACTTGACAAACATCTTGAATACTATCAATCAGCTACAAACTGCTCTAGCTCAGTTTGCTTCAATGGCTTCTTCACTTGGTCAACAATCAGGAAGTAACTTCTCTAATGGTTTTGTATCAGGTCTTGGAAGTAGAATTGTTGATAAGATGAATGAACAAAAGAATCAAATTGAGAATCTTGGTTGGGAAGCTCTAGGTGCTTCAATCTCTAACAAGATTGCTAATGGATTTGATGTAAGTTCTGTACTTAATAAAATCCAACAAATTCAATCAGCTATTGATTCTCTTAAAGGTAAGACAGTTGATATTACTGTCAATGAAACTACAGTTAAGAAGACAAAACATGCAGAGCATGGAGGATTGATTGAATATCACTCTACAGGAGGTACAGTAGGTGGTAGACTATTTAAACCACTGGGTACTGATACTATACCTGCTATGCTAACTGCAGGTGAATATGTTCTTAAACGTTCAGTATCGTCAATGCTAGGTAAGCAATTCCTTGATAACTTAAATCAGTTGAATCTTACACAAGCTCTCAAAGCTCTAGCAGGACACACAGGCCACTCTGTAGTTAATAACACTACTAACAACATTACTCAAAACGTAGATAATAAAGCTTCATTCATCAATGGATTGAATGAAATTAGAGGGGTGGTTAGACCATGACAACATGTTTAGGTGCTAGGTCAACTTCAGACTTTGTAGCTAGACCTAGAAGGTTCATTCAATACAATGACCTAGTGTTTAGTGGAACTGAAGCTATTAACTCTAGTCCTTCAGAATCAATAACTACTAAGTATGAAACTACAGAGTACATGTTTAGGAATGGTAGTTATTGGAAAATCACAGGAGACCAGGTTCTCCTTAAAGATGATAAGATTACTCTAGACTTATCAATTAGAACTACAGATTGGGATATGGTTAATATCCAAGCTCACCAAGACTTTATTAAGGATAACTTATTGACAGTAGGTAAGCTGTGGGCTATTGATACTGGTGGCCAGCTTATATGGTGTAATGCCATCCTTGACTCTTATACCCCTACCTATGAGTGGACTTTTAGAGACAATGGTTATTTAAGCTTCCAGGTATCATTTACTAACCCTGATGCAGTATGGCATAAAGCAGATGGATATACTACTTTCCTTCTTCCTTATGCTGACTGTAACTTTGTTAACATGATAGCTAGTTGTTTCCAAAACTCAACATGTCAAGCTTTCTGTCAAACATCAAGAACCTTGAATGGTACTTGTGAAGACTGTGCTAAAGATTGCTGTGAGCTATCTAAAGCTATTTCTTTATGTGAAGTCCAAGGGGATGTATGGTTAAGCTTTTATCAGAAGTGTAATAGTGATTACCGTATTATCCATAACTGTGAATTAGGTAGAGAAAGGTTTGGTAATGAAAGACTTTGGGGTGAATCTCACTGTGATGCTTGTGTGGATGGTGCTTGGTCTACTAAGTTCTATTCAGACACTGTAGTTGAGTCTAGAGATGTAACAATTACTCTACAAGGTAAATTTAAAGACCCTAGAATCATGATTAATGATACTATGGTCAAGCTTAAAGGTACTTATGACCAAGGCTATCTATCCATTTCAAGCACTGGTTTAGTTCAGTCATTTAGCTGTCCTACAGATGCTCTATGTGGTGAAGCTGAAGTTGTAAGTAATGAGAATCTAACACTGTGTGACAATGTATGGTGGCACATCAAGAGAGGATATAATATCATCTCAGTTGATGGTGTTACCTCAGAATCATTCTGTGTATTTATTGACTATGAAAGGTTGACAATCTAATGAACAAACAATCATCAGTAGGACTTACAGAAGAACTACTTACCAACTTAATCAACACTGTAGCTCTTGAATATCACTTCAGACTTACAGTAGAAAAGTATTACTCTTTACTCTATGTTAAAGGAACATCAGATGAGGCTGTGAGAAGCTCTCTAACAAAGAAACTGCAGTTTGCGAAGGAAACACTAGAGAGAACTACAGAACAGCGTAGAAGCGTTATGAGAGCCTTACAGAGCCTTTCTACTGAGGATGCTAACCCTGACTTGTGGTGTTCACTTAAACATGCTTCAGTTCAAATGATTACTGCTTTTGAAGCATGGCAAGTAGACATGAATAATGCAGAGGTAGAAGAAATCTATCACTCTGCAGTAGAGCTATTCAATGTAGTTGTAGCAGGATTCCTAGGTTTCTATCCACAACCATGTAGTGCTTGCTTTGCCGACTCTATCCGTTCTCAGGAAGAAATGAATGAAATCATGTCTAATGTGGAATCTAAGAAAGATGATATGTCTGAAGAAGCTGTAATGGCTAGAGCTGTGGAGGTATTCGGTAATGTCCCTGACTCTGTATTGGAAACCAACTAAGGACACTAGACACTACATTACTAATGATGTATTCCTAGGAAACAATATTAGTGTAAGTCATAAGATTATGGATACACCTAGTATTAGTTTCCAACTTCCTACTGAAGTGCTTATGGATAGTCCTATTCCTGATGCACAATTTGAGTTTGTTCTAACCTTTGATAATGGTCATATCTTTCATGGTATTACTGAAAGAATTGATTCAGACCATGTTACTGGTGTTACTACTATTCAGGCAGTCCATG